AGTCCCCACCGTGGAGTTGGTGGAGACCAACAACGGCCCGATCTGGCGAGTCTGTGGGCTTGGCTATTGCACTGAGCACCGCCAGCGCTGGCAGGCCGAGGTGATGTACGAGTGTCTGCTGGCCGCCAAAGGTGTGCAGCCAGATGATCTGAAGCGGTAGGCAAGTTCAGCCGGATGTTCACTCTGCCCCCGTGGTCATGCCGGGGGCTTTTTCATGCCGCCTCCAGCGGTTCAGGATCATCCAGCTCACGGCTGAGCCACAGGCGCGTCTGATCCTCTGAATAGGACAGGTAGGTGATGCCATTGGCCATCGCCATCCACACCACCACGCCGGTGTCACGGCGGTGGACCTTCCACAGGCCGGGCTGAATGCGCTGGCTGATGTTCACGTTTCTCATGGCTCCGCGAGGATGCACCAGCCACTGCGCGGGCCTTCCACTAGCCACCGTGGCCCCCAGTTCGCTTTGCTGTAGGGCAGCCCTGAGCCTTTGCTGTTGAGGTAGGTGCCGCGCACCAGATCCAGCTCCCCGAACGGATCGTTCACCAGGACGTGACCGGAGGTGATGCCGATCACGGTGAGCCAATGGCCGCCGCCACTGGGCTTGGCGCTGGTGCCGTGATGCAGGAACCCGCACGGGATCGGCACCGACCGTGAGATCTGCCGCTGCAGGTCATCCCAACCGGCATCTTGTTTGAAGCGTGCCTGAATGCCGTAGTGCGCGAGCGCCTTGAGCTGGGCGTTCACATCGGTGGTATCGCCAAAGCGCAGCACCGTCTTGAGGTATTGATCATCCGCTGCAGGACCAGTGATCACCCCAGGCCGCAGGAACGCCACAAGCATGGCGCAGCTGCTGGAGAAACACATGCGGTTGGCTTGACCGGCCACCGTGGAATCGCGCTGGCTAAAGAAAGGCACCCGCAGCGGTGCATTGGGCTTTTGCTGCGCCGGCACCCCCAAACGCTGCTCACCGCAGAAGAGCGCCACCTCTGCAGCCCGCCGCCGCTCTAAGCCGGCCAGCACCGCTTCCCCGGCATGGACCCAGCGCGGCAGCTCCTGCTTCACCACCGTGCAGGGATCTTCCCCGGCCAGCAGTCGCTTGCGCAGGGTGGACTCTTCCAGCGCCCCGAGGCCGAGGTTGTAGGCAAAGCTGATCAGGGCCGCCACCTGATTGGGCTTCCACTGCTTGGCCAGCGGCAGCAGGTGCAGCACCCCAGGGCCAAAGAGGTTCTCTACCTCGTTTTGCAGCAGTTCATCGGCCAGGGCCTGGCTGATCTTGTCGCCGATCCGCACCGGGGCATCCATTAACCGCGTGGTGCCCCAGCCGATGGTCGGCACACCGGCTGGGCAGCGATACGCCTCTAGGTGACAGCCTTCAAACTCGCGGATGATCTTGAGCGCCGGCGCCAGCCAGGTTGGCGGCAGCGGCGCCTTCTCCAACGGGTCAGCGCGATACAGCTCTGCAAACTGCTTGAGGGTCTCTGCAGTGAGTTGCTCCTGCAGCCAATCCCAGGCCGCCAGCTGATGCGGCAGCTGCTTGTGATGCTTGGCCGCATCGCGCAGCTGAATGATGCTCATACCTTGGCTTCAACCTTGGCGAGACGCTGTTCAATCGCGCTCAGCCTTGGATACAGCTCCTGGCGGTCTTCTTTGATCTCCGTGCGCAGCAGGCTGACTTCCCCAGCAATGTGTTCCACGGCGCTGGTCAATCGCACCACGGCCTTTGAGGCCTCTTCATCTCGGCGCATAAAGGAGCCCACACCACCCGCACCAATGGCCAACACAGCACCGGCCAGTGCAGCGACGACTTCCACCATGGGTCAACGACGCTTGCGCTTGTTGTTTTGCTCAACCTGCGCCGCTGCTGCGATGCCGCGCAGTGCAGCCAACACCAACTGCACCCAGCCGTTGGCTTTGATGCCAGGGATGTAGGTCAACAGTTCCGAGCCAGCCAGTAGTGCAATGGCCAGCCCCGCGAGTTCCTCTGGCGTCATCAGAGCGGCGCTTCTGATCTAACTTGCCCCTGCCAAGAAAAAGCCCCCGCCGTAGCGAGGGCTCCCGTCTCCCAGCTCGCAGCTCAGCTCTCGCCGTTAGCTGCTTGCTCGGAACTTGCCTTTTTCTTGCCGCTGGTCTTGGCCACCACCGCCTTGCGCTCGTCAGCGCTCAGAGTCCAGCCATTGCGCAGGGCATCCATCATCTCCAGCCGGGTCGAGGCCACATAGGTGGCCCCTGTGTCCGGGTGGGTGAGGGTGACCGGATAGGCCGACATCACTTAGCGATGTAGACCGTGGCGGTGGCAGCGCCAGGGCTGCCGGTCTTGGTGATCACACCCTTGACCACAGCAGCGCGACCGCCGAGGCGCTCCGTCACTTCAGGGCCAGAGAAGGGCACCTCTACGGTCTTGGCCGTAGCGGGCAGGGTGATGGATTCGATCACCACAAAGGTGCCACCAGCAGCCGTGGCGGCTTGCAGGCTCACAGTCCACTCGGCCGAGCCGGCGGTGTAGGAGCTGTAACCACCGGAGGCGATCACCACCTTGGCGGTGTTCAGGCTGGAGGCATCAAACACCACCTCAGAACCGGTGACGGTGGCGGTGGCGCCGCTGGCAACAGCCAGCTGCAGTTCAGCGTCGCGCAGGTAACCCCGGCGATCACTCATTCCAGTTGCGACAGGCATGGGTCAATCCTCAGTAAGAGAAGGGGAAGCGATCAGGCAGCGACAGCGGCATTGGTGATGCCAGCCAGACGTGCAATGGCACGGGGGTGGAACACGGCCATGCCGAGGTAGGCCTCCACGCGGATGCGACGCACCGGCTTGGTGTCGATCTCGCCCAGATCACGCACGCCGATGCCACCGTTGGTGATCAGAGTGGCGCCATTGACGCCAGCGGCCACGCAGTAGACCGAGCTGCAGGCGCTGCTGCTGCCTTGGGTCTCGTTGAAGGCCATGATCTGAGCACCGGCCTCATCGTGGTCGATGTCGATGATCGGCACGCCGTTGTAGGAGAGCTGCTGGCGGCCCAGGGCGTCTTGGCCGTACTGCAGGTTGCCCACCGCAGCTGCCACGCGAGCAGCAGCCGAGAGGCGGCGGCGCAGGGTGCGGTTCATGATCAGCACCGGGTTGCCCACGGTCTCATCCACCGCGTCGATCAGCTCATCGAGGGCAGCGAGGCTCAGGCCACCGCCGTTGGCAGCGTTGGTGATCAGCTGCGAGGAACCGCTGGGGATGCGGGCCTGCAGACCGTCGAACTCATTGACGTTGCTGGTGGAATCACCCTTGATCAGGGTCTTCTCCAGCTTGAGGCGAGCAGCCTTGACCTTCATCGCTACTTGAGCGGTGCGGATCTCAGGGCCTTGCATGGCCTCAAGAGCCAGGTCGATGTCCACATCACCGCCGAAGATCTTGAGCGCTTCAGACTGGGGATTGATGATGCCGGTGGACTCGGAGTAGGCCTCGTTGACACCACGGAAACCGATGCCGGGGAGGGTCTGCTCTTGGTTGTAGTGAATGCCGGTGCCCGTCACCGACAGCTGAGGCATGGCTGCGTACAGCTTGCCTTCGCGGAAGATTTCAACGATCCCCTGCTTGAGGGAATCCTGCCGGCCCAGTTTGCCGGCCTCGATGGTGGTAAGTGCCACGATTCAGAGGTGGGTGGGTGTGGTTGATGTCCTGATGGCGTCGCACCGCAAGACAGGCCGCACATCGCGTGAAAGCCGTGGTATGAGTTGCCAACCATGCAAAAGCCCCGCCGTAGCGAGGCTTGATCAGCCCGCTGCAAAACAGAGCGGGAACACAAACAAAGTAGACGGCAGGACTACATCACGATCTGGCCGCTGGTGACGCCACCTTCAAAGGAGATGGTGTCGTTGCCGTCTTCCACCGGGGCGGGTTCTTCCTCGCTCCAGCTGCTGTAGGCGCTGCTGGTGATGTAGGCCGCCAACTCCTCGGTGCTGGTGGTGGCTTCAATCGCGGCCTCCTTTTCGTCGCTCTTGGCGCGGATGGCAGCACGTTCAGCTAACACGGCATCAGAGGCAGGCTTGCCGCCGGGTTCAGCGCTGCGGGTGATCATCCAATCGGTGGGTGCCAGCATCGACCCAGCGGTGGTCTTGGTTTGCGCCACCCACTGCTCCACCAGCTGCGCGTGATCTTTCGGGATGCCGGTGTCCCACCAGAAGCGCTGATCGACAGGGGCGGGGTCGGACTGCTCTGTGATGCCAATCGCCTCGCGCTCTTCCGGCGACGCAAGGCGCAACCAGTTGGCGGGGAACTGAATCAACTGCCCATCGCTGTCGGTGGCGGTGAACGCCACGTCGGGGCTCAGGGGCTTGCCGTCGAGGATGAACATGGCTGGTGGTGCGGTGTTACATGGGGTAAGCCCCGGCGGGGCGAGAAGTCTTGTTCACTACTAGCGGGCGCGGTTGTTGGCGGCAAAGGGCGATTCGGCGAAGGCGGCGTAGACGAATACGCTGTTATTCGTGCTCACCAGAGTGTTTCTCACTTTGAAGCCGTTAGATAGTATGTCTATTGGATAGGTAGATCTGTAGTCCTGCTCAGCATCTGAAACGTTAGCAAATAAATAAAGGCCGGATGCGTTATAGGTGTCCCGTGCGGTATCGTAAATCCACCAGTAATTTGTGCTGCCGGTTGTGTCTTTAATCATCAACCAACGGGGACGGAAGCCTGTGTACACAAAATTGCCATCCGCGCTGCCGTTGCCGGTGTAGCTGCCGAAACTAGAGTACCCGGCTACTGGGGCGAAGGCGTATATCACATGGGTGTAGCCAGAAAAGTTAGTTGAGCCCGAGACGCCTAGTGTGATTACGGTAGAAGTCGGGCTAGTGCTATTCCAAGTGGAGGAAGAGCTTGCCGCTGCAGTGGTATTCAGGATGATGGACTGAGCATTTCCGAGCGACTGATGGTAGCAGGACCATTCGCTGGAATTACTGCGACTCTTAGAGATTATGAATGCCGGAGCAACACCTAATCCGTGCCCCACCGTGGCGCCTGCGGTGCTGTTCCCCGTATAAGTAACAATTGAGAACCCCGCACTTGCATTAGCCCTCACCTGACTAGAGATGGAGCCAGCGGTATTCGTGACGGTGGAGCTTCCGGCGTCCCAGGCCCAAGTCACATATGAAGCGGAATTAACAAGCAATCCGTTCGCAGTTGTAAAGCCGTTGCTCCCAAAAGCTGAGATATATGTTGTACCCGTACCTTCGGCATCCGAGTTATTAGTGCGCAGAAGCGACGCGCCACCTCTAATGACATCAAATAAATAATGGAACTCAATATTGTCTCTACGCTTGAACCACAGGAAGTCTGGCGAGAAATTGAGACCGGTATATGCTTGATTGGCACCCGTGATTGTCAGTACATCCATCACCGTAGAAGGATTCGTGACTACTGGGGCGGGCAGGTTTGCCGTGCAGAGCGCCTTGAAGCCCGATGGTGATTGATACGCCCAACTTCTTTGGCCAAAGTTGACGTTGCAAGTGCCAGTGGCGCTATCTGTTGACTGCAGACCGAACGTCCATGTGGCGTCAATGCCGCTACTGCCTGCCGGATTCGTACCTGCTGCAGGATCAGAGGATCCCTGCCATGTTCCGTTTTTACTGAAAAAGACCTTGCCGTTATCAATGTCCAAGGCGACGCCAATCACATCGCCTGTAGTAAACGTCGAATACGTGGCAACTGATCCTGAGGCGTTGTAAACGCCACCATCCCCAAAGTAGCGAAAGTTAGTCTGCTGATACGCGTACAACGAAGGACTAAGTGGCGTCTTCCAAATACCAGCACCAAAGTTGGCGTTGGCCATCGTGACTTCCATATACCATTTGCCACTGCCGGGCAGGATGGTGGCTAAGGCAAACGAGCCGACAGAGCTGATGTTGCCGCCTTGATCTAGGTTTCCATTGGAGAGATTTGGCTTGTTGCCATTAAGTGAGTGAAGGGTTGGGTTCCACGTCGCATAATTCCCCCGCACTTCCCCGCCCACACCGGTATCCGTCTGCGCTCCGTTGATGGGTACATCGACAAGGCTGTCGTTGCCTGCACCAGCAGCCACGCTGATGTTGTTGACAGTCCACGTATTCCCCGCCCCACTAACGTCCGTCCCTAATGCGGCGGCGGTGCTGTTGTCGGAGAACGAGAGTTTGAAACCATTCGTACCGTAGACACCAGCAAACTTTTTAGGTTGCCAGATACCGTTGGCATCGAACTCTCCAAATGCCGATGCGTCGTAAGCGGTGCCATCGCAGAAGTGCAGGTCGGCGAGGAGGCCGTCAAAGTATTCAGCGCTTGACTGCGAAGCTCTGCCAATGTTATGAGCAGATGTGTTGTTGACTTCGTAGTCAGTGTGCTGGGCTGGGTAGTTTGTCTGCGCCCAGGTCTGCTCAACACCGTTTACCCAAAGCCTTAAGCGATTAGCGGATGTTGCCTGCGTTGTGTCGAACGCCAAGCAGATGTGCATCCAAGCTGAAAAGTCTCTGAATACCGCATTGGTCAGGCAACCGGCATTGGTACCGCGACTGATGTTGACCTGAATTGCGTCGTTACGGCTGTCCTTGTCAAAACCAAGAATGAACCCTGGATTGCTGCCACCTGCGCTGAAGATGACAGCATTGTTGTAGGTTCCACCGCTAACGAGAGAACTCCGCTTCACCCACCCCGCCCAGGTCCACGTCTTGCGGTTGCCGGCTGATGCAGGCGTTCTGGACAAGTAGGCACTGTCACTGCTGTTGAATCTGAGTGAACGTGAGATGGCGTACCCACCACCACCTTCCTGCCCCAGCAGCAGGCTGTTGTTGAGGATGCTCATTTAACGTCGGAAATCAGGCGAGCGGTAATGCGAGTAGAGGACTCCACGTAGTAAGCCAGCACGTCGGTGGCGCTGGCGGTCAACGTGGGTGCTGTGCCGCCAGGGAACTTCCAGTAACTACCAAACGCCATGGTGTAACTACCGCCGTTCGTGATGACGATGGTGCCCGACTGGCCGGCGGTGATGTTCGTTGGATTGGCCAGCGTGGTATTCGTGGCGAGGCTGAGGCTGTAGTTGTTGGCTACGGCCAGATCGGGGGTGATGGTTGCCGCCGAGGTGAGGGCAGAGACGCTCCCTCGTTGTGCTGCAGTGAAGGTCTGGGCAACGTCAGTCTTGGCCGTGTCGGCGTCATACGCCTGCACACTGGTGCCAACCGCACCGCTGCTGAGCAAGTTGTCCACCGTCACCGTTTGGGTGCTGGTGACAATCGAATCAACCTTGACGGATCCGTAAGCCATGGCGAATTAAGCGGCGATGAGCCAGGTAGCGTTTGCAGGAACGGTCACGGCATAAGTGGCCGCCACCGCAACGGGGCCAACAGAGAAGCCATTGCTGCCGGCGCTCAATTCGAGGTTTTGACTGATCACCTGCGCGGTCTCGGCAATCGGCCCGCCGCCGCCGCCACCACCGGACAACTCGACGATGCTTGCGGTGCCGTTGTCTTTCTTGGTGTAGAGCTTGCCGTCGTAGGTGTTGAGCGCAAGTTCACCCAACTCCAGATCACTGGTCGTGGGCGCCTTGCCTGCAACGGCAGAGCGTTTCAGCTTGATCAGGTTGGCCATCTGGCGTCCGTTGGTGGCTATCTAGCCGGACGCCACTA